TTTTGATTAACCCAAACTCGTTATTTTTGTCGTTCTTCTCGCACCATTTTAATAACTTTTCATCACTACCTGAATAAACGTGCTTAGTAGATTTCCTAACAGATATAGTACCATTAGGAAATTTCATAGTTTTTTGTTTATTCGATTCAAGATATGAACGAAGAATACTGTGCTTATATTTAAGATTGTCCTTAACCTTTTCTATTTCGTCATTGTAGAAGCTGATGCTTGCATCTCTTCGCTCTTCTAAGGCTACAATCTTTCTTGCTTGTGATTCACAAGAATATAGAATTTTCTCTACATTCTCATCGGTAGCAACAACCACCTCTTCATCGTTTATGTCAGCAAAATAATCGTCTTCTGAATCTTTTTGCATTTCTTCAAAAAGACCCGTTTCGCTTATGTTACCCATTGTTATTGTTTCTCCTCTATTGGTTTAATTTTTCCCCACATTGACTACAAAGAATATTAAAAGAATCTTCTTTTACATCAATAGCTTGAGGATAATGTACTGTTTCAAGTCTTCTACTTGAATTATTATCTTCATATTTTAGTACCTCTGTTTTATTGGCAATAATTTGGACTATTCCATTCTTCAGTTCTGAACTACCATCTGTTTTGTAGTGAGTAACTCCATCTAAAACAACTCTAACTCCCATCGCTCCTTTAGAGATAACAGTTCCATAAAGGGATGAATTATTAACGTGAAAACTATCACCGCAGTTAAGGGTGTCTAGGTGTACTCTACTGCTTTTTTTGTTTATCATTTCTATTCCTTATATCTTCACTCCGTGAAGAGATATAAGGAATAGAAGATACCATTCTTTTTTTGATGTAGTCATCATAAGACGATTTTGGTATCTTCCAAGAGCCTCCATCGTGAAAGCCCTTCAACTCTCCGGACTTAAGCCTTCTTCTAACTGTATATATAGAGCAATTTAAGACATCGGCGACTTCGCCAACGCTTAACATTTTTTCTAAGTGCATTTTTTCTCCCTATTGATTGACTTGAACCTACCAACACTTACCAATGCTTGTCAAGTCCTATTTTATCGTTTTCTCCAAATGCGATAAAATCGTCTTCCTAGCCTTAATTACTTCTCCATCAGCCATACAAACTCCGTCGTGAATGTTATATGGAACTATTTGAAAAAGTCCATTTCCTTCCTGATAATGAACTAATGCTAGACCTTGTTGCCAATCATTTCTAGTTTGGTACGCGGGAACTACTCCATCTATTCGTGCTACTGTTCCGGGTGAATATACTACATAAGTTTTTATTCCCCCTCTCGGATGAACTGTTCTTTGAGCCATTTCGTGTCTATGGATGTGACCAATTATTTCAGAATTTCTAGCATCATTTAGCATAGCTGACGCTGTTTTTCCTCCGCCCTTTCGTGCTAGTTGTCCGTGATGAACTCTCAAATTATCATTAATCCAATATTCCCCATCAGGGTAAGGACCGCAATACTCGACACCAAGTTCATCTAGTGCTAGCAAGGTTGGGACAGTTAGTACCTGCCGTTCTGGTTGGTTAGCAGGCTTTAAATTATACGCGGCAACTATGTTTTTAACTACTGCCTTTGCCATTCTAAGTTCGTGATTACCCTCGATGTAAATCATTTTTTCGCAATGCTCTCTTAACTCTTTTATCCACCAGTACAATTCGTTAATGCTAGGTTGTGTTGTCCAGTAAAACTCAGGGCTAATCATAAACTTATCTGACCATTCAGGAAGGTCTAGCATATCTCCCAGTAAAATAATTTCATCAGGTTGATGCTTTTCAGCCATTTGCAAACAAATATCTAATGCTTTTCTATCGTGAAAAGGGTCTAAACTTCCATCTTCAAAAGATTTTCTAAACCCTACTTGTGCATCAGGTATAATTAATGCCGTCCTATCTCGTTGTTTTTTTGGTTTTCTTGGTTTAGGCTTATATATTATCGGTCTTATAGTTTTTATTGTAGGAAACTCGACTACAACGGGTAGTTTTCGCACTAACCACGCTTTTACTTGAAACAATGGTCTATGAACAATGGTTTCGCCCATTTTCATAGCAACTTCCCATTTATTTACGACGTATCTTTCTACGTCCCAAATTTCTGTATCAACATTACAAGATGCTAGCAAGTCATCCAGCGTAGCAGGATTATCTTCTCCTCTATAATCAAGAATTGCATAATTGCCGTGAGTTTCAAAATTATGACCTGTTGTTTCATCGTCTTCTTCTGTGTTTTTTGGAGTAGCTTGATAATAAGGATTGCTTTTACTATCGTCTATTAAATTAGGTTCTAATACTTGTTTTGCCCTTCTGTATTTATTTGGGCTAAGAGGTATTCTTGGGTTTATTGAAAGAGTGCCACTTCTTTTTTGGGCACGAATAGATTCTAAAGTGAAATTGTGTTCAGGATGTCTCTGATTTAGTATTTCACAGCATTTTGGATACGTATAACCTCTCTCTAATAGGTTTGATACTTCTTCTTTTAATTCATCTGTCCATTTTATATTGTGGCGACGAGATTTTTTCTTTTTTGGCATATGGATTACTCTTCATCTTTCCTCCTACTTTCTGCATCTAGGAACTTTTCTACAGTTCCTTTCCCAAGTTCGGTATTGTAATAGACCTTCCAATAATTTGCATATCCTAGCTTATCACCAAGTCTAGGTAACGCTTTAGGAACTCTTCTATAATGAACCCTACACATACATATTGCAAAAGCAATATTAGTTTCAAGTAAATATCCTAGTTCTTCCTTAGAATAATCTATCCACAATGGATTTATCATAGCTGTCTCCGCAATAGACCTTGCTAGACTTTTCCTATAGGAAACATAGTTTTCAATTATATCGTAACAAGTGGCAGGTTCAATTTGAAAGAACGACTTAGCAGGACCATTACCTAGTTGCTTTAAGTAGTCGTAGTTT